ATGACGTCAAGAAGCCCTTGCCGCCAAAGACATCGCCACCAGAGGTGGACTGCCACACAGCCGTGATCTCACCCTTTGCCAAGAAGGCATCGAAGAGCGCATCGAGGTCAAGAGTCTGAGAATCAATAGTCCAGTCAACAACACCGTCCACAGACATAGACGTTGACGTAGCACCGACTGCGAAGTCGCGAGTGGTAGTCTCTGATTCAGCGGCCGTGATTGACATCACTTCGTAAGTCGCGTTAGACACGCTGATAGAGGCGCTCGTGGAATACGCCACAGGAACCAAGTCCAAAGGAGTTATTGAAAGAGCTGGACCGGCGGCCGCAGAGCCAGGGAGTGCGCCGCCCGCAGTGTCAATGTACAGGGCGACTGTATTTGCGTTAATTGTTGCCATGCTGTGTCGTATTAGACGCCGAAGATGGTTGGATCTCCAGAGAGTTCAAATTGAGCGCTGAAGGTGACGAAGTCATCCATGCCGGCTGAAAGATCAAATGAAGTGCAGAAGCCGACGCCACCGACGGCCTGACCGGCGTTACCTGCCCAAAAGACTCCGATGCGAGTCTTGTCCTTGCACAGATCGAACACGTCTTCCGCTCCCTCTGTGGTGAGAGACGGATCGTATACGCCTTCAACGCTCAGGTTGACGGTGGTGGTTCCCACAGCGTACCCACGGGTAGCTACGAGTTCAGGAGCGGCCGCGCCTGTGGCGCCCGTCGTGTCCTTGTAGTTCACCTCGTACGTCGCGTTGCTTGCGCTGATGCTGGCAGAGGTGACGCCCTTGACACGGGCGTAAGAAGTCAATGACGTGATGTCGCCCGACTCGTTGGTTGGCTCTGCCTTGATGTACAGCGTTACGCTGTTTCCTTTGATGACTGCCATTTCTGTTCTATTGTGATGTGAAGAAAGAGATTTTTAGATTGTCGAATCAAAACTTGGTTTCATTTACACACACACATGAACGTTAAAGGACATGACTACGATGTAGAAGTCATGCAACTCATGCGCGTCCGTCATGACGTCCTCAAGAGTGATCCAATCAATGATGTAATCCACTCCGTCGATACGAACGGTGCCGTTGTACTGATCGAGAGTGTTCTTGACCGCCTGTTGGATGCTCCACCCCTCACTGATCTTTGTCGTCGTGATGTATACAATGACGTTGTACACCTCGCGGGCGATGCCCTCTGTGTGACGATCGATTAGGGTGCCTTCAAGGTCGATGGCTACGTAGGGGCGCTCGGCTCCCTGACGGGCCATCACCAAGAAGGTGTTGTCGGCATCAACGCGCTGTTGGTAGCCGTTGTTGTCCACCAAGAGTTTCCGTACTACGTGAATCATGCGCCTTTAGATTTTGCCTCTGCTACGAGCTTTTTCAGGATCGTCTTCATCTTATCCCGGACGCGCTTAGGCACCTCGTGCTTGGTCTGTTCCCAAGCGGGACGGATGAAGGGACGCGCCCTCGACCCATGATGGATCTGATCGAGGCGCAGGACCTTCTTGGCTCTAAAGCTATAGAAGGTGAATGGCTTCTTGCCAGCTTTGATGCGCTTCTTTTTTTTCTTGGTACCAAGTTCAACCAAGTGTGCGTGGAAAGCGCGTTTCTTTGACTTGCCCTTGATCACCGGACCCGTACGGGCACCAGCACGTGAGCCGAAGCCTGTAGCCTTTGCGCGTACGTTCTCGATAGACTTTTTCAGACTGCCCGTCTTACCCATGGGGGCAAGCTGAGCGATCCTTTTTTTTGTCTTAGCCAAGCCGTGCTTGGCGACCTGCTCCATCTTCTTACGGCGCTTCTTTACCGTCATCCCCTCAAACACTTTCATCGACTCCTCGAACTTCTTAAGTTCCTCTGGAGGGATGAGCATGTTTGCACCATATCGGCTACTGCGGAGTGCCATGATCGGTGCTTAGGGTGATGGAGTCACGGTTACGTTAGGCGTCCAGTTGTCGCGACGGAGGCCAAGAAGTCGGCTGTATTTACGACGACCAAACTCATCACAGCGAGTAAGCTCGTAGTAGCGTCCGTCGTACTTGACGAGCCAGTCCTCAGTAATCTCAGAACGAAACTTCTGTAGATAGAATTCAGTACGAGCCTCTACGACAAGTTGCTTGCCGTGAGCCTCCTCCCCAATTGTGGACCATTCAATGTCACGGCGCTTCGCTCGTGCAGTAAACTGGTACTCATAAGCAACCTCCCGCTCCCCGAAATCATTAGTCGTGGTAGCGGGAGAGTACAGCTCGATCTTACGGTCAAAGTCTCCGATGTTCATTACACGAAGCTTTGCTCTCTGAACCTGTCGAGGAAGAACTTGCTGTTCATAGGGATCTCAAACACACGAGTGGTACCTACGTCTTGACGGTTCTCGTACCAGTGGCCGATAATCATCAGCGCCGCTTGTACCACATAGTCGGGAAGTTCCCTCACCTCAGTGACGAACTCCAACTTGTATGTGTTTAGTTCAGATGTGTAGTTAGAGATGTTCTTCATGTGAACACGCTTGGGGTTGCCCACGCCGTCGATGCTGTACGTTGACGCATCGAGGGCCACATACGTACCTGCATCATTGAGAGCAGAGAACGTAGGCGTCCCGTAGAGGTTACCAAGCTTGGTGATGTTCACGATGGGATATCCGTAATCCCAGTACGCTTCAAAGGAACAACGACCAAACTTAAAGTCACAGTACGATTCAATGTAGTGTTGAGCCGCATCGATGAGACCTCCGATGTAGTCGTTGTCGTCGTTGAAGTCCACACGCAAGTGATCCTTGACGTCATTGGTGGTAAGCCATTGAGCCGCTGGCATCGAGGCTTGTTCCTCGATGAACTTGATCGTGACGTGTGGATGAGTGTACATTAAGCTTTGACCTTAACTGTTCCTGATGGTGATGAAAGCCCCCGAGCCATTTCTCAGGGGCTTTCACTAAGTATCACTTTACGCCACCTCGACGTACTTCACGCTACCACCGTGTCCAACGTTGCAGTTGGCGTAGTAGTTCATGATCATCCGCGTCACTCCAAAGTGTGCGAGCGTCATGTTGTCAATCACCAAGTCCGCTCCGCCCCAGTAGCAACAGTAAACGTCGTTCATGTTGACGAGGAAGAATGGCTGCAAGGCAGTTTCGTTGGTGACAGCGTCAGAGCTATTTCCACCGACGAACACGTCATCGGTAGTACGAGCCGTATCAGCAATCAAAGAGGCATCGATCTTGCTGTGGCCGTAAGCCTTGTAGCCCGCAATCGTGCCGTCAGCTTGCAACGTGGGGATGCCGCCGTTGGTGACAGCTTGCTGTGAGCGGGCCGTAGCCAACTGAGCGTGGTTGCCGAAGAAGGTCGCACTGGCGTTCAAAGCCTCAGCGTTGCCCAAAGCAGCAATCAAGTCGTTTGCAGAAGCAAAGTCGATGGCTGGAACCGTCGTAGCTGCTGTAGTGCTACGCAAGGTTGGAGCAGATGCCGCAGTCACGAAGTTTGCCCATGCCTTGGCGTCCATCAAACCGCCTGAGTGACGACGGAACTGAGCCGCAACCACAGAGTCGAAAGAGGCGCTTGACAAGGCCAAAGCTTGGTTTGAGACGTCGATGCGAGATGCGAAACGCACGGGATCGATCGTCACAGAAGACATCGCAGACGCACCAGTGTGCTCTGCCACCTCAGTCTTTTCCAAGGTAGCATCGCTTGGCAAAGAAGGCAACTTCACAGAGCCGGCAACACCGGTGATGCGATTGCCACCTGCCGTCTCGATGACAGAGTCAGGAACGAGACCTTGCAAGATGCCTTGCTGTGAAACGCCCGCAACGTTCGTGCTCAACGTGTTGGCACGGTAGGTCAACCCAATCGGAATTTGGATGTGACCAGAAGGGCTGATGCCGGCTTCGCGGAACTCGCGGTTGGCCTCCTGTTGCATCTCAGCTTCCAAGCCGCTCAAGCGACCGCCTTGACGGAACTCGTTGATGGCCTTCTGCAAGCTGTAATCGCCAGCAGACTTTTCCATCTCGCGCGTCTCAGAGGCGCTGGCCTCTGATGCCAAGTTGCGGAGCAAGATCTCCTCTGATTTCTCAGAGCGAGTGATCTGCTCGTCCAGTTTGTACACAGCTTCAGAGATCTCCCCTTGGCGGGTCTCTTCTGCTTCGGTGAAATCGCGGCTTTCACTCTTGGCCGTTTCGACGAGGGCCTCCAGTTCGGAGATAAGGGAGGCGCGCTCTTCCTTCAACTTCAAAGAAGTCTTCATGATGGTGAATTAAATTGATGAATGGAAAGAATTGCCTCCGCAACGTTCCGTTTGGGAGTTGGCGTCGGCGGATTTTCAGTTTCAGGTTGAGGAGTGGGAACCTCGGCCTCCTCAAGGGCCGCAATAGCATCGCGCATCTTCACAGAGGTCTGTGGGTACGCAGGGCTGACAACAGGGCTGACATCTACGATGCGTCCTACGCTACGGATGTTCCGTCGGTAGCTTCCGTCGTCTTTTTTCTCGTAGTCGTCTTCGCGGACAACAAAGCCAAAGCTACTACCTCGGACATCGCCTCGCTTGATGCTCTCAGCAAGATCCTTCGCGTAAGTTTGACCACCAAGCTCAAACTTGTAGTACAAGCCATGTTCGTCAACTTTCATCTCCAACGTCCCCTGACCATTGGTGCTACGAGCAAGAGGCATGTTCATATCGTGATTGAACAGCGCCACGACGTCATCAGTCAAGCGATTGTCAAATGCGCCGTGATGAACAATCTCTTCGACATTGCCAATCATTGTTGGCTGGCCGAAGACTGCCGCGTAACCTTCGACGGTGCGCCCCTCATCAGAGATGCGTACCTCGAGGTCATTGGAAGAAGGAGTCAGTACACGTCTTTCGATATCTGACATTCTCAGTTCTTCTTTTTCGGGTTGGTATTCTTTTGTTCCTCCTGAGTCACCTCCTGTGAGGCCGCCGTCACCCCCGGTTGATCCTCCGGGTCGGGTTGGGC